CTTCTAACCAATACTCCACCCAGTTGATCGTTTCATTGTCATTGTCGATGGTTCCGGTCTTCTTCTCCAGAAGCGCCTCGTCCATCTCACCCTTTGTTGTCATAACCAGCATCTGTCCTCCTACGGTAAACGAATCAAAGCGGTTGTTGCAGAATTAACCGGCATAGTTACTGTGTTGTTAGCCGAAGTAAACGTCTTGTCCGAACCAAAGTCCAGCACCGCAACGGACTTATTACTACGGGTCACGTTATAGATCAACGCTCCACGCGCAGTAAAGTTAGCTCCGGGCCATGACACATTATCAAAACTCACATACACCGTACCAGCGTTAGGGCCTGTAGTTTGCGTACTTAATACTGCGCCTGTTACTTCTACACCCCCAGCTACATAGCCTGTTCCAACAACCTCATTATCCGTAGTGTATGCAGTAGTTAACTGACCAATATCAGAAAACGCGGTATACAACGCCATATAAAGCGTGTCGGTAATGATGTCCTGCTCCATTTGGAGCATGTCTTGTTTAAAGCTGTTGGTTAGCCCTTGCTGGATAGCCATTACGGATTCACCTTAATCTTCGCCTGACCATCCCTATAAGCATCACCACGCTCAAGACCTGTACCCAGACGGTTCAACTGCATCATCGCTTCTTTGTACTTACCATCATACAAAGCCAACAAATCTTGTTCGCCCTTCAAAAACGTATACGCTTCAACCAAAGTGCCATAAAGCAGCACCGGCGAGTAGTTATCGCTCAACCACGTACGTCCGTTCGCGGAGTCCACAATAGATTGTGGATAGTAGTAATAGTGCAACTCGATGGTGTACGTGTCGTCCGGTGTTGGGCCAAGAATAAAACTCAACTCATTTGTCGCAGACAAATTAATAACCTCGGGGCCAAACAGAGCATAATACTTGGGTAGTCCTTCATCCGTCGGGCTTGGGTATGCTGCGCGAATGAAGTTCACATCTTTGTTTAGCAGGTACTCGTAGTTACCGTCGCCATCGACAACCGCCATTGAAAACACCGACAAGAAGTCGTTAGGGCAAGTCAGGTACTTGTTGCTTTGCTGCGCCAAACCTGTGACGTTCTTGCGTAGGGCGGGAATCTGAACTGTGTTGTATATGCGCTCTTCAGCTTGTTTGATGAAGAAGTTGATCTGTTGTGTACCGGTAGACGTAGTTGTAGCACCTGCAACGCTCGTCCACGTTTCCGTGGGAAAGTCGTTTTGCAGGTAGTTCTTAACCTGAATGAACAGTTCGTTGTACGTCATATCAACCCATCGGTCCGCGAGACATCACGCCTTTAGTTGCTGCACCTGTGCCACGCATTTTGATGCCGTTGCTTTTAACGTCGTTAGCACCGGGGTCACCCGCGCTCACGCGATAGGTGCCATGAATACGAGGACTCATGTCTTTAGCCGCAAGTTTGTTGGGGTCAAGCCCCTCATACTGCGCTTTCACCTGTGCTTCAACCGAAGTCTTTTTTCCATCCATCGTGTGCGGTTCTGCATAGACAGCAGCCTGCCCGACTTCTTTGCCTTTTACCTTTTGAGAAAATTTAGCCATGATGTCCTCAACCCGATTTCTGATTAGCCACACGTGCCAAATTACGTCCGAGCGATTTCATCTGCTCGGTGGTCACGCCACCTTTTGCCATCTTCTTGGAGCCGTGCATGCGTTTCTCATGCGCTTTGACTTCCGCTTTGGCTACCTTCTTCATCTTATCCATGATTACTCCTACGTGATTGTTACACTGCCTATAGCAGCTTTTGACGTTAAAAAATTAGGCGTTAAACCCGCGTCGCTGTCACGTGCCCCGCCAATAGGTGCCCAACCCCATTGAAACACCCTGCTGCCTTCTCCCGGTACTCCGTCTGCGTTAACAGATGGCCCCGGTGTTACTGTTAGCTGCAAACCGGTGTTTCCAGACTGGAAGTAACTCAAGTCTTTACGAGGATCGCGCAATGCCTGCGGGTCATCCACTGGAAACATACCAAGCTGTAACTGCGGATGATCCGGGTCCCAACACGTTGGGCACACCAGCAAGTTATACGTCTTGGTTTTTAAAACTTCCTTCTTTAACTCCTTTAGTTTGTACCTCTGGCCGCACCGATCGCATTCGGCAATCGCATCCTTACCAGAAGCAAACCTATTACCCATTAGGCACCACTAGCGATAAAATACTGACGCGGCACAAACCGAACCGCCGCTCTATCTCGATCCTCGCCCGCCGCAGTGTTCCACGCTTCGTCGTACTGTTCTTTCAAAATGCCCAAACGATTAATTCCATCAGGCACTTTCAACGCGATGTAATAAGCCAGCCCTGCCACCAAGCAGGGGACAAATCTAAACGGTACATCCATTGTCTTAGTACCGCCACTACCGGCATCCTGAATACGGCGCATGCGCCAGTAAACAAACTGATACGTCGTAGCCGAGTCTGGCGTAGGCCAGACAGTGACGGATTGCTTTTGAACCGAATAGATAGCGGCACCTGTAGTATGGCTTGCTGCGGTTGTTCCGTCCTGCGCGCGTACGCAATTCAATAGGTAGGCCGGGTTGCCGTTTTCCGCTGGCTGCGTCTCGTTGTAGCCGATCAATTCTGTGCCAATACGCACAAAGCCAGCAAACGGCACGCCCACAAGCGACGTCACGGGAATAGTCGTCGCAGTCGATGAAATGTTGGCCTGCACTGTGCCTGCCAGAAGACTATCTCCGCCAGTTAAACGCTGTACCCAGACTTGAATGGGGCGACCTTGAGTCAGTTTGTTAGGGATTGTTGCGTAAGTAGATACGCTAATACGCGTAATGGTTAAATCCGCTTGGTTACTAGGCTGATTGGCATTAGTACGAATAACATGATCGAGCAGATCAACAGTATCGTCAGGAAGTGCATAGGTGGGTTGGCCTTGTGTCAAAGTAATGGCGTTTTGCTCAAACGTCCACATATTCACGCCCCGGTTTGCCCAATCCGCAAATAACAGATTTAATGACCGACGCGCTGTCCTCAAGTCATACCCTGTGCGCATTTCCGAACCGGCACGCTCAAACGCTTCTTCAACGATGTCGTTCAAGTCCAGCGTAAAACTAGCGGTTCCTGATGTGGTCATTTACTTGCCCCTGTTACGATGCGGCGCTACCTTCTTGGCGATGCTTTTTGGTTGTGCTACGAACTGCTTACCTGCTGCTTTGCCCGCACGCTTGGCCCTTGTTGTGGCTGCGTACTCGGCAGGGCTTAACGCTTTGATTGCGTTTTCTGGCAAATACCGCTCTCCAGTCTTTGACGATGGCTTGCCAGACTTCGTTCGCCATTTCTGCTCGCCCCATGACTTCAGGCTTTGCTGCGGGGCTTTCATTCTTTTGCCGCTTCTTTCTCAAGCAGCTCTGCATCTATCTGCTCGTCCGTCATTGCGTCGCACGTGCACGCGTTTGTTTCGTAAAGCAGCGCAAGACAGTCTTCAGTATGTTCAGTCACGATACCCTCCACCTGCTGCCTTGTACTTCTTAGCAACTTGCTAGCCATCTCACACCATCTTTCCGCGAGTTTTACCGCGCATAGCGCAGCCATCAGCACGAGACGAAGCGGATTTAACCGCACCGCCTTTTTTCATACCCCGCGCTTCACGACGTTCTTCGGCAGCAGCTTCTCTCATGGCCTTACGTACTTCGGGTTCCATCTCACGAAGATTTTTGCCTTCTTCTCCGGCTTTTTTCATAGCGGCTTTTTCGGCGGCCTGCGCCCCTGCCCCTAACGACGTGCCATAGCTATCGTCGCCCATCATCTTGCGTACTTTGTTTACCGCTCCTTCGCGCTGCATACCAATAACAAAAGAATTAGCGGAGTTAAGTTCCTGCTCTCTACGAGTGCGCTTTGCGCTGGGTGTTTCATCAGTCACGGTACCCTCCACCTGCTGCTTTGTACTTCTTAGCTACGAGCTGTGCTTTCCTCGCGCTCCATTGCCCTGCGCCAGTGCCATGAGTCGCCGCTGCCTTTACTTGTGCCACGATCCGCTTGCGCAGTTCCGGCTTCGTGTAATTACCCGCTGCATTAACCTTGCCACCTTCTTTATATTGCGTAAAGTCGGTATCGTCCCGGCGGGCTTTCTTCTTCCCACCGGGCATCTTAGACGGGCTTATGGCCCCCATGCCGCGTGATGGCCTCATACGATTTTGCCCCTTGTTTTACCGCGCTGTGCACAACCATCGGCACGGGCAGATGCGGACTTTACGGAACCGCCTTTGGCATAGTCACGATCTCGTACATGCGCAGGCACAGGCATTGTTCGCTTCGCACCAGAACTTACTGGTGTTGTACGTTCATAGCGCTTTTGCTCTTCAGCTTTATCTTTGTCCGTAGGCGGCCCCATGTAGGGCAACTCAACAATCTTCGGCTCTCTTTTGCTCATGCCAGCACCTCTTAGCAGTACTTCTTAGTCGAGCCGCCGTACTTCATCTTGGTCATACCGCCGCTTTTCATACCCTTGCCGCCACCCATCGTGACTTGTCTAGCTTTAGTCTTGCCTTTGGAAGCAATACCGTCAGCCGATTTGTGACCACCAGCCAGACCGCCACCTGCCATTTTCTTCATAGCCATGCCGCCTTTTTTCATCTTGCCTTTGCCATCTGCCGCAAACGCAGGGACTTTTTGACCATCTTTCATAACCATCGGCATACCACCACCTGCGTAACCACCCTTAGTCATTTTTTTCATACCGCCTCCTGATTTAGTGAACTCTTTACCAACCGACGTGGGTACGCCGACTTTTTTTGCAAATTTAGGGTTGTTCGCCACGGCTTGCATAAACCGTTCTTGCTTCTCACTCTTGGCTGGCATCGGTTTTTTTCTCGCGTTTAGTCAAACCACGAACCGTATCGGATTCCCAAATACGGATGCTGAACCAAATAATACTGATGAGTGAAAACACATTAGGCAACCATGAAAGTAGGACACCCAGCCCCGCAATAATCGAGATGTTGTCCATCAAATCTGGTTCGACGTGATCTTTTAACATTTCCAAGCCCTCAAGCTTTTATTAATACGACTATTCGGATCGTTCGCTGTTTTTGCACTTGTCAGCTTTTTCTTCATCCCTGACATTCTTGCGCAAAAAGATTTCTTTCTTGCGCCGCCTTCAGGTTGTGGCGCTTTTAGCCCCGGCTTGCCCGGATTAGCCGCGTTGTAAGAAGCACGTCCCTTGGCGTTCAAGCCGCCTTTTTCAGACTTGCCTTCCTTGCGCTGCCATGCAGGAGTTTTAGCCATAGAACGCTACGCCCGCTACCGTTGCACTATTGGTAATCACCAAGCTAGTTTGAACAAGCACACCTTCACCGGGAAGCAAAACGTAATTAGATTCTGCGCCGCCAATGGTAAACGTAAACAAGGTTGTAGCGTCGTCTTTGACCGCAACGGTGCCCGCGCCAGTTGCGCTGTACCACAGCCCTTTTAGACGAGTACGTCCGTTAAAAGCTGTGGTCGAGCCATTAGCCGCGCACGTTGCGCCTTTTACGTCTGTTTGCATCATGGTGATGCCTCCTTATCAGACGTTCTGCTGACCAACCAGCGGATCGACCACGAAGTAAGTGATGAAGCCACCAACGGTACCGGCACCCGAAGTGTCATCACGCGAAGTCACGTACGCCATTTCAGTCGAAGCAGTCAGGGTCAGGCCGCTAGTAATTACTCCAGCCGCAGCAACAGACAGGTTGTTGGCAATAGCTGCTGGGGTAGCAGTACCAGAGGTGTAGCCGGTCGTGCCAAGGTCGATAGAACCCGAACCTGCGTCATTAATGACAACAGACAGGACAACTGCGCCAGCGGGGAGAATTAGGTTAGCAGCACCAGCAGCCGACGAAACTTTGA